ATCCAGACGGCTCGGTTCCTGAAGGTGCTCCGGCGCCTCTTCGAGAAGAAACTGCCGTGCCGTTCCACGGAAGTACTCTTTCGATCGCGGCGGCACCGGCAGCACCGCCTCATCAAGATACAGTGTCCCCATTAGTCTTCTTCCTCCAAAATCGCCTTGATCCTTTCCGCCAACTTGGACGACAGGCTGTTAGTTTCCACTCTTCTTGCGAAAGCCGTGACGGCCTCGCCTACATGTTCCGGCTGCCCCATGATGTCGATCTCCAAACGTCGGGACATCCGCGACCGACGTTCAAGCTCTTCGACCGTGATTCCGGGTATCGCCTGGGCCAATGCCTCCCAATACTTCCCTCTGAAGGGCTTCTCGACGCCTCGCTCGACTGCTCCTAAGTAAACCGGCGTCATACCCAGCATCGCGGCCACGACTCGCAAGCTAAGTCCAGCTTTGACGCGCTCGTCTCTGACATACCTTCCGAACGGATTCGCAGACATGCCTACCTCCAACGTGCTTCCCTTTTCCAAGAAAAGAAAAGTTCTTTCCTTTCCTTCTAAGGAGAATACGGTCCAATCCAGAAGTGTCAAGTGAAACTGCTAGATATTGTGGAACTGCCTCGCTACCCCCCCCAGATTTCGGGGGGAAGTAGTCCGTGCCGTTTCTGAGATCGGTGTCTATTGGTTAGACCGGTCACTGTCTGTTTGGTGGTTGGAGGTAGCCATTGACGGGGTTGGGGCTTGTGTTGATGCTGGGGGGCAAGGGAGGTTGTCATGGTGGATGTTGTCGACGATCGGCCGCGGAAGGCTTGTCCTTTTTGCGGGGAGTTGATTCTCGAGGTGGCCGTGAAGTGCCGCTACTGCGGGGAGTTTGTGGACCGGGAGCCTGAGCCCGAGCCGGATCCGGAGGCCGAGGCTGTTGCGGCAGCCAAGCGGAAGGACGAGCTCGAGTCGTGGTGGACTCCTCTTATGTGGATTGCTGCGTTCGTGCCGTTCTTGGGGTTGCTCTTCGTCACCCTGGCTACTTCGGTGAACTACTGGATCTGGAAATACGAGTATCCGAAGAAAGCGAAGGCGATGAACTCTTTGGGGTGGCAGGTGATGATTCCGACGACGATGGTGAGCGTCATCCTGTTCTTGCTTCTGACGCAGCTCTGATCGCGAAAGCGGGAACTGAAAGCGGGAACAAGCGGGAACGGTTCCCGCTTTCACCTGTTACCCCGCGATGTCATGTGGTTAAGGCCGTTTCGGAGGCTATACGCGAACAACGGAAGCCAGCTCCCCGCCGCGCGGTCTTGTTCTGTTGCTAATCTTGTTAACGTTGTGGCGGATGGCTCTACGACTTCATGTGTGTCAAGCCAGTCACGTATCCCAATATCTTGGCCCGAGAAACTCTGTCGCCGCCTATCCAGGCCGACACAAGGGCGTCCACCGCCGCAGCAAGCTCCACGTCCGTGATGTTCGACTCCGGGAACTTCGCCCCGTGTCCGAGTAGAAGCCAGTCAGCAGACACTCCCGTTTGGGAGATCACCTTGGCCAAGAACGAAGCCTTGGGCTCACGTCCCTCCAAGTAGTTCCGCAGCGTCGACTCGGCCACACCCAGCTCCCGAGCGAACGAGAGCAGCTTCTTCTTTCCCATAAGTTCGCGAACGCGATGGGATATATCGCCTGAACCTCCCATATAGGAGACCTTTCTTGACTTAGCCTCCCGCTTGGGAGACTCTGTCTATCGAGTTACGAAATTTAGTCATTCGCCGCGAGCCGGCGACGAGGCACCAGGACCACGACCATGACAACCCCCTTGGACAAACCCGGCCTGAGCCCCAATGAAATTCGGGCGGAGCTCGTCCGGCGCGGCATCAAACAAACGTCCATAGCAGAAATGCTCGGAGTCACTGCCCCGGCGGTCAACCAGGTCATCTCCGGCGTGCACACATCAGCTCGCATCCGCCAAGCCGTCGCCCTCCACATCGGAAGGCCGGTCGAGGAAATCTGGCCGACGGCTGAAGCTGCTTAACAAGTTAGCCCGCCGGGGGGCGGGCTCGCAACGTCTACATTATACAAGGAGCTAGACCATGGACGAATCCCGACGCAACGACACGACGAACGCCCGACCCGGGGTGTCGGGTCGCAAGCTCCGAGGCCGAGACCTCAATCGCCACCAGTGGCGCGAGTTGTCGCTCGTACGCGCGACCGTTCCGCACCGCCGCCGGGGGGCGTTCATCTCGGCCATCGTCGAGCAGACCGGCCTCAGCCCGGCCACAGTGCAGCGCCGCCTCCAGGGTCAATTCCCTGGTCGACGCCGGCCGCGGGCCCCGATGTATCGCGGCATGACTCCCGAGCAACTCTCCGCTCTCGAGCGAGCGGTCAAGCGGACGCGGGGTCTAACGACGGGGCAGCGCCTCTGGTCGGAGACCCTGGGCAGTCCCGACAAGCCGTCCGTACGCACGGTGCGTCGGTGGCTCGCCGCCTGGCGTCGCGAGAAGTTCGCGCAACGTCAACTGGCGCTGCCGCTCGGGGCCCAGCGTGCGACCAGCGTGTCCGCCAGCGATAGGCGGGAACGTCGTCGCAATACGATGGACGCGCTCGTTCGCGCCGCCAAGGGGTGGTGATGGTCCGTCGTACGAAGGACAGCCGCCAGGGTGACCTGATGGGGTTGCTCGAACGATTGCACGAGGAACCGCCGGCACCTGATCCGGGGACGCTTCACGTCGATGCTCGGCTCCGCGCCGCTCTGTCAGGAGCGTTGAAACGGTTCGCGGGTGACCGATTCGAGGTGGCGGCTCGCATGTCGCGGTTGATGGACGTCGAGGTGACCCGTTGGCAGCTCGACGCCTGGACCGCTGAAAGCAAGGACGGCCATCGATTCCCCGCCGCATATCTGCCGGCGTTCTGCGTGGCCGTCGGCGACTGGACTGCGCTCGAGCTGCTCGCCGATGCCAGCGGGCAAACCCTGTCCACAGATCGAGATGTCGACGTCGCGGCGCAGGTCGGACGGCTCGAGGCGCAGATCCGACGCGAAGAGGCTGAGCTGCGAGAGAAGCGAGCGCAGCTACGGCGCGCGGTCAAGACGTGGCAGTCGAAGGAGGACCGATGAACTGGGGCGAGCTCTTTGAATACGGCGAGTGTCTGCTGTTCGTCGCGTTGACGCTGGTGCTGATCTTCGTGTTGCACGTGGGGTGTTGAATGGCTCTCAGCGCACGACACGCCGAGCGGGCTCGGCAGTGGTCTCGCAAGCACAAGCGCGTCGACTCGGACAAGCCCCCCCGCCGCCGTCCGGTCGTCTGTCGCCCATTTCGTGGCACCGATGCGCCACAGGCCGGCCGCCACGACGGACTCGTCTACCTGCCCGCACGCGCGCTCGTCGTCCACCTGACGCGCAACGGCTGGGCCGTCACTGAAATCGCCGAGCGTTTGGGAGCCGACAGACGCCTGTTGGACGTCGTAGTGGCCACGGGATCCGCACCGTCCGGGCTGGCCCATTCGCTGGCCGAGCTACTGTACGAGCCGATCCCGAACGTCTCCGTGCCGGTCCGAGCTGCGGACTGCTTCTCAGTCCGACCGGAGGTCAATCTCTGGGCCGCCAACTTCGCCGTATCTCCTGCTGTATTGATGGCGGTCTGGAGTGCCGAGTGCCTCCGTGCGGAAGGTTCCTGCCTGCGCCTGAGTCCCCCTCATGGATGGTCGTCGCTGCGCGGGCGCCTCAGCGCGTGTCGCCGCCACGGCAATCCCGCGAGTGCTCACGATGTCGTGTTTCTGCGGCTGGACAAGGGAAGCAACGTTCAGCGCTGGAAAGAGGCCGCTCAGGATTTGGAGGCGCAGCAGTACGTCGAATGGACGCTCGACATGCAGCAGATCCATTCGTTGCCGGAGCTCCCCGAGTCCGCTGTCATTTGCGGGGAGGCTTGATGGTGGCGGCCGAAAGCCTGAACGCTCGAGACTTGAGCAAACGTCTGTCTGTGACTCCGCGAGCCGTGAACAAGCGCGCATCCGCTGAATCCTGGGCCTACGACGAGCGCCCAGGCCGCGGCGGCCGCAAGCGCTTCTACCTAATCGACCAGCTCCCCGCAGACGTCCAGGCGGCTGTGTTGGCTCCGTACCGCGACAGCGCGCCAGAGCCCCGGCCCGTACGAGCGGAAGCCGTGCTGCTCCAGTCCTCGGACGCCGAGCGCTCCGTTGCCGCGGAGCGAGCGGCCCTCCTCGACGAGCTGGACGAGTTCCTAGCAGCACATGCCGGCGAGCTCGCCGGGCGCACCAAGGCGACGAAGCTGTGGGCCGAGGACCGTGCGCTGTCCCCGGCGACGCTGTACCGCTGGCGCAAGGCGCGCAAAGCGGCCGGCACGGCCGGACTCTGCCGACGTTACGCCCGCATGGGACGCCAGGCGTCCTGGTCCGACGAGGCGAAGCGACATCTGCGGGCGCTGTGGTTGCACCAGAACAAGCCGTCGCAGCAATGGGCGATTGACCGGCTGCGATTCAAGGCCATCGAACACGAGTGGTCGCTGCCGGGCGACCGCACGCTGCGCCGCTATTTGGACAGCATCCCGGCGCCCGTACGGATCCTGCTACGCGAAGGCGAGACGGCGTTCCGGACGCAGTGTTTGCCGTACCTGGAGCGCGACTATGATGCGCTCCAGCCCAATGAGATATGGAACTCGGACCATTGCCGACTCGACGTCTTCGTTCGAGATGCCGAGGGCCGCGTGTTCCGCCCCTGGCTGACGGGCTGGCAGGACATCGCGAGTCGCCGGCTCGTCTCGTCGATGCTCGCGTATCAATGTTCGAGCGATACGATTGCAGCCACCTTTGTCCAGGCCGCCCGGAAGCACGGCCTGCCCGGCGTCAGCTATCAGGACAACGGCCGCGACTACTCCAGCAAGCGCCTTGCCGGCGGCTACGACCGGTTCCGTCAGACCAAGTTCGCCAAGACGAAGACAGACGAGGAGATGCACGGGCTGTACAAGCTCCTCGATATCGAGGCGGTTTTCGCGCGACCCGCGCACGGCCAGGCCAAGGCGATCGAGCGTTTCTTCCATTCGAGCAAGGAGCAGTTCGAGAAGTCCCTGCCAGACGGCTACATCGGGGGCTCACCGGCCGAACGGCCCGAAGACGCGGACGCTGCCATCAAGGCCGGCAAGGTCCACGACTTCCTCGAGATTCAGCAGCTCTGGGCGGAGTGGGTGGAGAAGGTCTACCACCGCAAACCGCACAGCGGTCGCGGGATGGCGGACCGTACGCCCAACAAGGTGTGGAACGACTGGCTGGCGCAGGGCGGGCAGCCCCGAATGGTCGGCGCGGCCACGCTCGCGTTGCTCTTGCAGCAGTCGCGCGAGGTCAAGCTCGGGCGCCAGGGACTCACGGTTTCCCGCCGTCACTTCTGGTCGGCCGAGCTGCTCGAACTCGCCGAGCTCGGAGACACCCTGGTCGCTCGCTACGACGAGTCGGACCTTTCGCAGGTGTGGGTTTTCACACGCTCGGGCCAGTACTTGTGCGAGGCGCCCGTCGTCGAGCGAACCGCCTACCGGGACAAGGACGCGCCGGCCGCAGGCCGACAGCGCGAGAAGGCCGTCGAGCAGCTCACGACGGCTCTGGTGCAGGAGGTCCGCGAGGACCGCAAGGGGATGGATGTCCGCGAGCTCGTCCTCGGTGTCGTGACGGACGACGAGGAGTGCGAGACGAGCGACGTCGTCCAGCCCGTACGCACTGCGTTGGATGCTCCGGCCCGCAAGATTGCGAAGCGGTCGGGTGCGACGAAGGCCGAGCGTAAGGCGGCGCAGCGCAAACGGAAGAAGGACCGCGAGCAGGCCGAACGGATCTTGATGTCCACGCCGCTGGACGAAGAACCCGAGACGGAGAAGACGGACGCGTGGGCGTTGATGGCCCGCGTGGCGGATTTAGGAGGGCTGGACTGAGCGGCCGGCAGGGGAGTGCAAACGGCCGCCCAGCCCACCCCAGGCAACAGGAGGAAAGTAGATGACCCAGGCACACCAGGCAAGGACGGAAGATTGGACCGCTGAGCGGATTCAGGAGGTTCGCGCTCGGCTCGACGAACACATGCGCACCCACGACGTGTCGCGGTCGGATGTCGGTACAGCTATCAGCATGAGCAAATCGACCGTCTCGATGTGGATGCGCGACTGCTACAACGGCAGCGGTAGCGCAGTCGCCGGCAAGATTGAGGGCTACCTCGGAGAGTACGACGCGCAGCTCAAGACCACGCTCGTCGCTCCGAAGGTCGCTCAGCCGAAGACGTTCATCGCAACGACGGCAGCGAGCCAGGTCCTGATGACGCTGAAGTACTCGCGCAAAATGCGAGATATCGGCGTCGTGTACGGCGATCCGGGCACCGGCAAAACGTACGCGTTGCGGCACTACCAAGCCCAACACCCCAACGAGGTCGTGCTGGTTACGGCTGCTCCGCACCACCGCCGCCCGGCGTCGATTATCGCAGACCTGGCAGAGGCGGTCGGGATGCCTCCGATTCGAAGAAACCGGCAACTGCGCGGCATCTTCGCGGACCTGGTCGCTGCCCTGGTCGGTCGCGATCTTCTCATCATCGTCGACGAAGCGCAGCACCTGAGCCTTGCGGCGCTCGAGGAGCTGCGGAGCGTGCACGACGCCGCCGACATCCCGCTCGTCCTGGCAGGCAACGAGGACGTCTACGACCAATTGCACGGCCGTGGGCAGGCCGCGTTCGCGCAGCTGTTCAGCCGGGTGTCGCTCGTTGCTCGCATCGAAAATCGTCTCACCGTCGGCGACATCCGGGCGATTGCGCGCTGGCACGTGGGGCACGAGCTCGACGACGACTCGATCGAATACCTGCTGAAGCTCGGCCGCAAAGCCGGTGCGTTGCGCGCGGTCGCCAAATGCACCCGCCTCGCGGCTGTGTTGCTCGAAGGAAATCCCGACTTGGACACGCTCGCAGCCCTGGAGGGCGCGAGCACGATGATGATGCCCGCGGCCTGAGGAGAGAGACGATGGCAAGACACCGAATCGACAGTGAAATCACGACGCTCAAGAGCTGGGACGAGGTCGACCAGGCCGTGCGCGAGATCGGCGAGCACGACGCTCGGATCGAGCACGCCGAGGCGAAGCTCACGAAGCAGGTCAACGAGCTCAAAGAGAACGCGGAGAACACGGCGCGGCCGTGGCAGGAGAACCGCGAGCTGCTGCTCCGCCAGGTCGAGGAGTTCTGCAAGCGGAACAAGCGCGACTTCGGCGGGAAGAAGAGCCTCGAGCTCAACTACGGGGTCGTTGGCTTCCGGCGGTCGACGCGGCTCCGCGTCAAGAAGGTGGCTGAGACGCTGGCCGAACTGAAGCTGCGGGCCATGGAAAGCTGCATTCGCATCAAAGAGGGCGTCAACAAGGACGCACTGGGAGAGCTCGACGACGAGACGCTCGGCGAACTCGGCGTCACTCGCAAGATCGTCAACACGTTCTATGCGGAGCCGGACCGGGAGCAGGTCCAGGCGGTGGAGGCGTAATGGATTTTCGAAAGGAATTCAAAGAGCGCCTGCGCGGCGCATCTGATGTCGGGGCACAGCACGCGCTCAAACAGGCGTACGAGTGTGAGCAGACTCTCCAGAAGGCACGCGCGAAGGTCGACACGACGGGCGCCTGCGCTGTCCCGCAAGAGGAGCTCCTCGAGCTGCTGGACGCAGCGAAGACCTGCGCGCACGAGGCTGTGTACGCGCTCGGGCTGGCTCAACTGATGACCGGCGAGGAGGGCTGACATGGCACTTCCCGCGACCAATCGTGACCACGTCGAGACGTCTCTTCGGGCGACTCGGAGCGAGCTGTCGGTCGTGCGCATCCTCAACCACAACGTCGCGAACAAGCTCAGAGATTGCGAGCTGCTCATGCGCCGGGGTGCTCCGGTGGATGACGTGCTCGGCGAGGTGGAGCCGCTGCTCGACGAGACGCTGGAACGGGTGCGGGCGATGCGTGACCCGGAGGACCCGATCCGCGGCGCGAGCGAGAGGGGCTGAGATGGCGAGCGGCACCGACAGACTCCGCATGGACGACGTCTACGAGACGTTGCCGCGGGGCGAACGCTGGACCGCGGTGCAGCTCGCCGAGGCCGTGGAACTCCGTGGCTGGGCGTGCGCGGACTCGACGGCTCTGGCCATCGTCCGCGAGCTGCATGATCGCGGCTACATGGAGCCGGCCGGCGACTGGCACGGCGACACGCTGTGGCAGCGAAGCGAGGTGGAGCCCGCGCGTCGCCGTGGGCGCTACGTGCTGGACGCTCCGACCGAGGCCGAACGGCTGGCCGCCCGGATCGCCGAGTTGCGGGCGGAGCTCGCCGCTCGCCAGAAGACGACGTGGGTGTGGTGCTACACGGCCGGTCAGGCCATGGCGGCCGAGGTGCATGAAGCCCGCGGGTGTACCTGCAGGGCGTTGGTGAGAAAGCCGGGAAAGGCAGCGTGAGGTCGGCCCCTCTGCGGAGGGGCCTTCCGTGGAGCTCGTCAGCGCGGCTGGCGGGCTGCACGGAAGGAGGCGCAAGCCAACGATGGGACAGGACAGACAGCAGCTCGCGCTCGATTGGAGCCGGCCTACCGCGGTGGAGACACCGAAGGGGCTCGGTCTGTCGGACGAAGAGCGGCGAGTGCTGGGCGTCCTGGAGCGTCACCGTGGGCGAGACGCGGCGATATCCGCGCCTCAGTTTGCGGCGGCAGCCGGCATTCCCGAGCGGCGTCTGCGCGACGTGTTGCGCCACCTGGTCATTGCGCACCAGGTGCCGATGGGTTCGAGCCCGGGGACTCCGGCCGGCTACTACCTGATCGTCTCCGACGACGAGCGGATTCGCACGCGAGAGTCACTGTTCGGCCGGGCCCTGCGCATCTTGCAACGGGCTCGGGCTTACGACCGCAGCGGCTACGCCTCGCGGCTGTGCGGGCAGATGGAGATCGAGCTCCAGGAGGATGAGCGATGAGTCTGGTGCTGCAGGTCGGAGACAACGGGCAAGAGGTGCGGCGGCTGCGCGAGTACTTGTGTGGAGCCGGCAGCTCGCTGGACGCGCGCTACACGACCTGGCTGGCAAAGCAGGTGCGGGAGTTCCAGGCTACCCACGACCTCGCCGTGGACGGCCTCGCCGGTCCACAGACACAGCGTGCGCTCGGTATCGAGGTGCTCGACGGACTCGACGTCAGCCACTACCAGAGCGACGGCAACCGGCCGATCGACTGGGCGGCCTGTCGTGCGGCCGGGATTCGCTGGGCCTACATCAAGGCCACCGAGGGCAGGACGATTGCTGATGCCTGGGCGGATCGCAACCGTGCGGGTGCGCTCGGGAACGGCGTTGTGCCGGGGCTGTATCACATAGCACACCCCGAGAACAACGACGCCGCTACAGAGTGGGAGTGGTTCCGGCTCAATGCCGGGATGCGCGTGGGTTGGGGGAGCCGTCACTACTGCGAGCTCCCGCCAGCGCTCGACATCGAGCAATGGGACTGGCGCCACAGCGCCACCGTGCCAGAGCGGATCGAGTGGCTGGCCGAATGGGGCATGCGCGCTGCGGATTGGGGCGGGGCTCGGCCCGTTCTGTACGTGGGGGCGTCATTCCTCAAGCACATGCTGCAGGGTGGCGACCGCCTCGTCGACATCTACGACCTCTGGATATCTCGATACTGGCTCGCACGCATTTCGGACCCGCGCTACACGGGCGACTGGGACGAGTGGACGCTGTGGCAGTGGACCGGGGATGGCACATGTGACGGCGTCGACGGGCGGGTCGACCGGAACTACATGGCGGGCGGGCAGTTCGGCCGGCTGTTGGGGAGGGCTGCGTGACCAGGCTGCGTGCAGTGGTTGTGCTCATCGGGCTTTGCCTGACGTTGTCGTCCTGCGCCCCCGGCACGCTGACGTTGCGCCTGTCTGGGTGGGGCATCAATGCAGAGGCGCAGTGGGTGCCCGCCGAGAAGTACTCCGCCAACTCGGACGACGTCGGCGAGTGGCCGAAGGACTCCGGAGAGGAGCAGTAGCGTGGGACTCAATCGGTCGCAATACGCCGTGCTCCACGTCGCCAAGAAGGAGCTCGCCCTGGACGACGACACGTATCGAGACGTGCTCCACGGCGTGGCCGGCGTGCGCTCCGCGAAGGAGCTCGACCAGGTCACGTTTCGTGCGGTGATGTCTCGGTTCGAGGAGCTTGGTTTCAAGGGGTCGAATCACCGGAAGGTTCGGCCGCGGACGCGCGCCGGGCGGCCGGACCCGAACGCCATGGTGACGGGTGCGCAGATGCGGATGTTGCAGCACCTGTACGCCGAGCTCGGTATGACGACGTTGCCGCGGCAGAACGGGTTCAACAAGCGGGTGTGTGGACATGCCTGGCCTCAGACGCGGGCTGAGGCGTCACGGGTAATCGAAGCGTTGAAGAAGATGCGAGGGAGGGGATATGACGCTGGGCCTGCACATACCTGAGAAGCAGCTCTTTCGGATCGACGAAACGGCGACCTTGCTCGGCGTCAGTCGGTGGACCGTCCAGCGGATGCTGAACCGCGGCGAACTGCGTGCCGTCCGACGAGGTGCGCGCGCTCGGCGTGTCTTGCGCTCTTCCATCGTCTCCTATCTCGGATCCGCCCGTCCGTAACACTCCAATTTCACGAAGCAAATACGTTTATGGTGCACCGTGGTGCACGCTTCCATCGAGATTCCCATGATCTGATAGACCCTGACCGGGCCTGGGGGGCTTCGCCATAGTCCACCGCCGGGGCGGGTCTTCTCGACCTCGGCGGTGGACCCTCCTTTTGTTCCCCCCAAAGGAGTCACCATGGACGTCGTCAAGCTCATCCTCGAGTTCGTTCTGCCCATCGTCGCTTCGATCGCCATCGCCGCGCTGACCCCCGTCGCCGTATGGGCCGGCCGCAAGCTGCAGGAGAAGCTCCACCTCGAAACCGAAATCGCGCTCGACGCTCAGTTCGCTCGCATCGCCGAGCAGGCCGTGTACTACGCCGAGGAGAAGGGCCGAGAGTGGGCCCGAGACACGGTCCCGTTTGAGGGCAGTGACAAGCTGTCGGCGGCGCTCGAATACGCCAACGCTCGCCTGGAAGAAATGGGCCTCGTCGCTGCATCCAGCAACGCGCTCAAGCAACTCATCGAGGGAAAGCTCAACCAGGAGCGCCCGTTCATGAGTGGCAAAGCCGGCGAAGCTCTTACCCAGTAACAGCACTGCAACGGGCCTAGTGCCCGAGGAGAATCACGATGCGCTCCAAGTTTTACACCGTCGTCGCGTTGCTCGCACTCGCCATCGTTTCCTTCGCCGTCGTAGCGGACCTCGGCCCGACGGGCTGCACGTCCAGCGGGACGGTGAACCCGGAGATCGTGGAGCCCACAGTCGCAACCGTACAGCTCAGCTGTGAGGGCCTGGCGCTGTGGTGTGACGGTGACACGCCGTTGCTCGGCGAGGCGGCGTGCCAGTGGCTGGTACCTGGGTGCCAGCTCGCCGGTGTCGCGGTGGCCCAGATCCTCAACAACCTTTCGAAGAGCAAGGGGATGCCGGGCGAACTGCCGCCAGGCTTCCTGTCTTCGAGCGAATTCGCCCACGCGTGTTTCGTGCAGCCGATCTCTGGGTGTGACGAGGCGACTGCCGCGTACGGCGCCGGGTTCGACGTGCGCCTGGTCTTTGGTCTCGGCCAGTAAGGGGGCTCGGTGGACGGATCGAATTGGCTGCTACTCGTCCAGGTCGTCCTTACGGCCCTTGTTGGTCTGCTGTCGTGGTTTCTGAAGAGGGCCATCGACAAGCTCGAAAAGACGCAGGAGCGTCTGTCCGATCTGCGCATCTGCCTCGCGGACGAGTACGTCAAGAAGGCCGACCTCGGGCATGTCCACGCGAAGCTCAATGCCCTCGACGACGAGTTCGACGGGATGGCCATCCGCCAGGTGCGAATCGAAGAGCGCCTGAAGCAAGTGCACGCTGTAGGAGCTGAGTCATGAGCGCCAGTCCGAAACTAACGCGGGGTCGGATCCTCGCGATTCTCAAGCACAATGCCCCCAAGCCGGTGACGGTAGAGCTGCTGTTCATTGCTCTCGACGAGCTCGAGTTCGACACACCGAAGGAGCGTATCGAGCAGCATCTCAAGTACCTCGAGGAACAGAGCTATCTCCGCGTGGAGCGGGGGTGGAACGAACTCGTCGGAGCCGAGTACTGCCGGGCGATCATTTCGCAAAAGGGCCTCGCTCTCGTCAACGGCGACATCGACGAGGACGACTGGGTCGACCCGCGAGGCTACGAGGGCTGATGGGCAAGCGTAGCAAAGTGGACCAGCTCCCGGAGGCCATCCGGAAGCAGGTCATCCGGCTCGTCAAGGACGGGGTGGAGTACCGCGATATCGAAGCCAAGCTGGACGAGCTAGGCCACCCGATTTCGAAAAGCTCGCTGCATCGGTGGGGCTCCAGCTTCCAGGAGCGCATGAAGGCCACGGCGGACATGTACGCCCAGGCCGAGGCGTACATCGCCCAGGCTGGGACGGGTACCGCTCTCGACGAAGCGGCGCACCAGATGGCGGTCGACCTCGCCATCAGAACCCTGATGGAGCTCGGCCCCAATGCGTTCAAGGAGGAGTCACCCGTCAAACTGCTTCAGGCCATCGGTCGTCTGGAGTCAGCGGGCGTGCAGCGCGAACGGCTGAAGATGGCCGATCGACGCGCGCGCGCCGAGCAAGTCGTCAAGGAACTCGACGAAAACCCGGAGGTGAAGAAGCACTTGCCTCTGGAAACTCGTCAGAAGATTCGCGAGCAAATCTACGGGATTGTTGATTGACGCAGTTGCCGCCAGCCCTACCGCTCTACCCGTACCAGGTCCGCTGGGTTACGGACCAGAGCCGGTTCAAGATCATCAACAAGGCGCGGCAGATTGGTATGTCCTTTGGCGGCGTGTCGCTGGAGCCAGTGCTGGACGGACTCGACGATCCCCGTGCGACTTGGGTGCTGCTTTCGGCTGGCGAGCGGCAGTCCAAAGAGCTCATCAACCAAGTGCGAATGCACGCGCAAGCCGTGGGCGCTGCAGCTGACTACTTCGAAGACGAGTTCCGTGGGGACGAGGGCAGCTACAAGCTCCTCGAGGTGAAGCTCCCGACGGGCGCCCGCGTCCTCGGACTGCCGGCCAACCCCGACACCGCACGTGGATTTTCTGGGCATGTGTGCCTGGACGAGTTCGCGTTCCACAAAGACTCCCGTGCCATCTGGAAGGCGCTGTTTCCCATCGTGTCGAGGGGCTTCAAGCTGCGCATCGTCAGCACGCCCAATGGCAAGAACAACATGTTCTACCAGCTGTTCACCGACGAGTCGGGCCGCTGGTCGAAGCATTTCGTGGACATCTACAAGGCGGTCGACGAAGGCTACCCCGCCGATATCGACGAGCTCCGTGAAGCCATCAACGATCCGGATGCTTGGGCTCAGGAGTACGAGTGCCAGTTCCTTGATGCGGCGACCGCGCTGCTGACGTTCGAGCTTATCGCTGGGTGTTCCGACCCCAACGTGATGGCGAGCGAGCCGGTACTCTCGGCGCTGTCGAGCCTGAGAAATCTGAGCCTCGGCATGGACGTAGCGCGCTCCGGACACCTTACGGTCCTGTGGTTGCTCGAGCGGGTCGGCGACGTGTACTGGACCCGCGCTGTTCAGGAGCTCCAGAACACCAGGTTCCGCGTGCAGCGTGACGTCCTCAATGGCTTGCTCGAACTGCCGGGGCTGTACGGCGCCTGCATCGACAGCACGGGCATCGGAAATCAGATGGCCGAAGAAGCCACTGAGGATTTCGGGGCCAAGGTCGAAGGGGTCAACTTCAACCCCGTGACCAAGAAGGACATGGCGACGCGCATTCTCCGCACGTTCCAGGACCGCCGCATCCGGATCCCGGAGGGCAATATCCTGCGCAACGACCTGCACTCCGTCAGCCGCGTGATCACTTCGAAGGGCAACATCAGCTACGCAGCTCCAGAGACCAAGGACGGACACGCAGACAGGTTCTGGTCTGTTGCGCTGGCGCTTCGTGCGGCGGCGGCCGAGGCGGGCCCGGTTCGCGTCGCTTGTCCAAGCACGATGGAAGGCAAGGCCTCTAGCTCAACGATGAAACCACGACGCCGGTTCTGGACTGGCATTGGTCGTGCGCGCCGCGCGCTTGAAGGCTACGAGGAGGTCGCTTGATGAACGGACACGACGTCAAGCGTGCGGCCCGCAACGAGGCAGGGCAGGCTCTCTATAAAGAGGTAGCGAGCCGATCCTCCGATCCCGATTTCATCGCGGGGCTCGAGTACCTGCCCAACCCCGATCGTGTCCTCACGAAACTGGGCTACCGAGCCAACGTGTTCGAGGACATCCAGTCGGACGCCCATGTTTTCGCCCAGGTGCAGCAGCGGAAGTCGGCGACTCTGAGCGAGGAGTGGGTGGTCTCCCCGGCCTCCGGCAAGAGAGCAGACAAAAAGGCGGCCGAGCTGTGCCGCGACCTCTTCGGGCGCTTGAATCTCCGGCAAATCATGGCCGGCTTGCTCGACGCTCCACTGCACGGCCGGGCGTATGCCGAGGTCATGTGGGGCCGCGACGGCGGGCTCATCGTCCCGACGGCCGTCCACGATCGTCCGCAGCGCCGATTCTCGTACGCTCCTGGTGGCGAGCTCCGACTGCTCACGCAGCAGGACATGACCGAGGGCGAGCCGGTGCCGCCTCGCAAGATCCTCCAAGCACGACAGTTCCCGACCTACGACAATCCGTACGGCGAGGCCGCACTCAGCCGCTGCTTCTGGCCGTGGACCTTCAAGCACAACGACCTGAAGTTCTGGGTCATCCTCGCCGAGAAATGGGGCGAGCCGTTCTTGTGGGGCAAGGTCGCGCGCGGGGCCACGGAGAAGGAGATCGCGGATCTCCTCGACGCCCTTGTGCACATGCGCCAAGACGGCGCGGGTGTGAGTCCGGGCGACGGCAGTGTCGAAGTACTCGAGGGTAGCGCCAGCGCCAAGGGCGACATGCACGCGACTCTGGTCAAGGCGATGAACGCCGAGCTCTCGAAAGCGCTCATCGGCCAGACGCTCACGGCCGAGGTTGGCGACAAGGGGAGCTACTCCGCCGCGAAAGAGCACCAGAATGTGAGGGCCGATCTCGCCGACTCGGACCAGGAGATCGTGGGCGAGACGCTGAGCGAGCTGTGCTCCTGGATGACGGCGCTCAATGTGCCTGGTGCTCGGCCTCCGCGGTTCGAGTTCATCGACGAGGAAGCACATGCAGAGTGGCTCACGCATATCTCGGGCGCCGTCAAAGTCGGCGTCAAAGTGCCGTTGGCCTGGGCGCACAAGAAGCTGTCGATTCCGATCCCGAACGAGGGTGAGGACGTCCTCGAGGCGACACCAGATGTCGCACCGACCATCGCTCCTGGGTCCGAGTTCGCGCGGCGGACGCCGCGTCGTTTGCCTGGCCTGACCGAATTCGCGACAGCACCGGACGATGCGAACGAGCGCCTGGCGCGGGCGGCCATCGACGAGGCGAGTGAACACCTCGACGCTATTGCCGACACGCTGGGCATGGTCGCGGCGCAGTCTCCGTCATACGAGGCGCTGCGCGGCAACCTGGCCCGTGGCTTGGAGGTTCTGCCTGTCGAAGAACTGGCCGACGTCGTCGGTCGCACCTTGTACACCGCCGAGCTCAACGGCCGGCTGTCCGTTGAGGCTGAAGCGGCCGAGGACATTGAGTTCGCGGATGCTCCCGCCGGCACGGTGTTCCAGCCGTTACCGTTCCGAGAGGCGATCCGGGCCTTCAATCAGAAGGTCACGCTCGCTCCGAGCGAGTTCAAAGGCCTGGCGATCGTCGCTCGTTCGGCGGGATTCTCCGTCGCGGGGGACCTGTCGATGCGCTCTCTCGAGAGCGTTCGTTCGGCCATCGACCAGGCATTGAACGACGGCACAACCCTCGACGACTTCCGCGGCAAGGTGCGAACGATCGTAGCCGACGGAGGGGCGTCGCCTCTTGGCGACTACCACGTCGAGACCGTGTTCCGGCAGAACGTCCTGGGCGCCTACTCCGCGGGCCGCTACCGGCAGATGCGCTCGCCCCATGTCCTCAAGGCACGGCCGTACTGGCAGTACCACACGGTGGGCGACGACGACGTGCGCCCCTCGCACCGTGCGCTGGACGGCCGCGTGTTCCGCGCGGACGACGGCGTATGGGACGACATCTATCCGCCGAACGGCTACCGCTGTCGATGCAACGTGACGACGCTGAGCGAGCGTCAGCTACAGCGGCGCGGGCTGAAGGTCGAGCAGGGCTCGGACGTGCTCGGCAACCCCGTCGAGCTCGACGGGCAGATCGTCCAGGTCCGGCCCGACGATGGCTGGAACACCAACCCCGCGAAGGACTTGTGGACCCCGGACACCTCGCGGTTCCCGGAGGCAATGCGCTCGGAGTTCGTCCGGCGTCGTGAGCTGTGGAGCGGGCCTCGAGGGACCCGGACGATCGTCAACTCAAGCGACGAGACGAAGCGTCTTCGCGAGTGGCGCGACCAGACCTTCGCGGACGATGCGGACCTCGAAGCCATCGCACGAAACTACGGTGTCGAGCACGCCGAGCTGGACCGCGTGAAACGGTACCTGTTCAGCGCCGACGACACGCTTGACGCCTCCAACGTGGAGATGTGGGAGCTCTTGCGTCGGGGTGAGGGCCATCCGGCCATGCGCAGTTTCCTCACGCACGAGCTGCGCGAGAGCGAGCTGTGTGAGCAGCTCGGCATCGACTTCCGGAATGCAGCAGCGACACAGGCCGCACGGCTGTCCGGCGGGATTCACGAGCGAACGCTCTCCGAGTTGGGGCACTCGCCGTTCGAGCTCTTCCCGCCGGTCGTGATCAAGAAGCTGTCGCGGGAGTTCAACCCCTCATACCTCAAGTACTGGGGGACGAAATGATCTCAGTGATGAACGGAAGGTCAGGGGCAGCGTCCCAGCGGGCGGCGAACGCCAGGCTCCAGCGGGCATCGTCGTGCTGGATTGTGCACTCGATCATCCCGCCGGCTTTGGGCATGGCGCGGTGCACGACACCCTCACGCCCGTCGCTCGTGCGGACACGACGGTCGATGAGGTCGGCGGCACGGTCTAGTTGCTTACCCATTACGACGGCTCCCATTGGAGGCACGAATGCCTAGCAAGTCGGACGGACGTTGGTTCGAAGTATTCAGAGCGGGGTCGTATCCGCAGCGAGACGTGTCCGAGGCCGAGGTCCAGGCGCTAGTCGAGAACTACGAGCCGACCTGGCGAGACGCGCCGGTCGTGGTGGGGCACCCCAAGAACGACTCCCCGGCCTACGGCTGGGTGAGCGCGCTCAAGCGGAGCGGGGCTGTGCTCTTGGCGCAGTTCCGCAATCTGGTCCCGGAATTCGTCCAGGCCGTCCGCGACGGTCGATACGAGAAACGCTCCATCAAACTCGTGGAGACCGACCGCGGGCTGTACCTCGGCCACGTCGGTTTCCTCGGCGGTGTGGCGCCGGCCGTGCCTGGTCTCGCGCCTGTCCAGTTCAACAACGACGAGGGCGTCGAATACGAGTTCGAGCCCACAGAGGAGGTCAATATGAGTGATCAGCAGACGACCATGGGGCTCACTCCGGAGCTCCAGGCAGCGCTCGACCGGCAGCGCGACGCGATGCGGACGGAGTTCGCCGAGCAGCTCGCAGCCAAGGAGTCCGAATTCGCAACGAAGCTTGAGACCAAAAACGCCGAGTTCGCCCAGCGACTGGGTGTCGAGCGTGCGGCCCGAGAGCGTGCGGAAATCGATGCGGACCTCGACCGTCGCGAGCAGGCCGGCACGCTGGCCCCGGCTCTGCGAAAAGCGGGACTCGCCGAATTCATGTTGTCGCTCGACGACAGCAAAGGCGACGCGATCGAGTTCGCGGCCGAGGACGGCGCGAAGAAGGTTTCGCAGCGCGGCTTCGCGGCTGGACTGCTCGACATGCTGCCGAAGGCCGTCGAGTTCGCCGAAATCGCGGGCTCGTCGACCGACCCCGGCAAATCGACGCGCAGCTTCAGCGGCATCGATACCGACGGCGAGGCCGTCGACAGTGAGTCGGCCGAACTCCACGCGCGAGTGGCCGAGTACCAGAGCAAACACAGCGGCGTCTCCTACGAGGAGGCTTTGAGCGTGGTGCAGGCCGACTAATCGGCAGTGCCCGGAAGGGATAGATGATGGCTACGTACATCTCCGTTCTTCAGACAACGGTACCGGCTGCGGGCGACATCCCCCGGCACCGCTTCGTCACTACGGCAGGCTTGATCGCGAAGGCGGGAGAGGCTTCGTACGGTGTTTCCCTCTTCGAGTTCGCGCTCGGTGAATCGTGCACGATCGTCGCTTTGGGCACCGCGATCGTCGAGTCGGGTGGGGTGCTGGCCAAAGGCCAGCAGGTTCAGTCGGACGAGCTTGGCCGCGCGATCGGCGCCGGCGGCGGTCTCGTGCTCGGTCGTGCTCTCAACGCCGCGACCGAATCTGGCGAAGAGGTCGAGGTGCTGATCGAGATGGGCGGCCACGAGGGCGTTCGTCTGGTCGAGAACCTTTCGGCCAGCGCCGTGCGCTGTCGGTTCGTCGCAGACGGCGACCCGCGGCTGTCGCAGGGGCCCGCCGTGGCTCTGCATGCGGCCGATGCGGCGGAAAGCGTTCTCGTTCGCTACCAGGGCTTGGCCCTCGTCGAAGCCGGAGGTGCGGTGTCGGTCGGCGCGGCTGTCCAGGCCGACGCGAACGGTCGGGCCATCCCGGCCGCGGGCGGCGTCATCCTGGGTTACGCCCAGCAGGCGGCGTCGGAGCTCGGCGACATGATCCTTGTGGCGCTCGGGAGCATCGACTCGGGCGAGCAGTTCACGGCGGACGGCGATTTGGAATCGGTGCGCTTCGTGGGCTGGGACGGCGCCGTGTGCCCGGCGAGCTCGCGAGCAATGGGCGTCAATGCCCAGGACGTCGACGACAGCGAGACCGCGCTGGCTCGTGTCGCGGGCGAGTCTCTGATGGAGGCCGGCGGCGTCATCGCGGCCGGCGGCCTCGTAGAAGTCGGTTCCGCCGGCAAGGGCGTGGCTGCGCAGAACGGTCACGTGGTCGCGCAAGCGCTCGAGGCGGCCTCCGCCGACGGCGACATCATCCGAGTCGTCCTGCTCGGGGACGTGGACCGCGATCTCCTGGAGCTCACCGCGACCGCGACCATCGTGGCCAACCGGTTCGTCACGGACGCCGGAGCGCAGTGCGGTGCCGGGTCCGCGGCGGGTGGCGTTGCCGCGAACGCGGGAGAAACGGGCGCGACCATCCATACCCGGTTCGCGGGCGTCGCGTACGTCGAGGCCGGTGCCGCCATCGTGGCGGGGGCCGACGTCGAGTCGGACGCTTCGGGTAAGGCCATCACCAACGACAGCGGGGAGGCGCTCGGCGTCGCGCTCGACGCAGCCGCTGCCGACGGAGACATCATCCGGGTCAAGCTCGACTGAGCGACCTGAACGACCCGGGGGCGTGAGCCCCCGCGGGAAAGGACAGCCACATGAGTGGGCATCTCAAGAAGCTCAGAGTCGTAGACCCGGTCCTGTCGAAGTTGGCTCAGGGCTACAGCAACGCACAGTTCATCGGGAACAACGTTCTCAAGGTCGTCCCGATGGCCAAGGAGGCTGGGGAGGTACCGACCTTCGGCGATGAGGCGTTCGTCATTGAGGACTCAGAGAGAGGGGTCGGCGGCCAGCGCAAGCGGATCAAAACGAACCCGGCCAACATGACCCCGGTCGTGCTCCATGAGCACTCTCTCGAAGACGTCGTCGACGATCGCGAGAAAGAGGAAGCCTTCTACAACATCGCCCAGCGAAAGCAGCGCGTCGTCCAGAACAAGCTCGGCCTGGAGCTGGAAGTAAAGCAGGCGACCGTCTTGATGTCGGCGTCCACTTACGACGCTAGCAACAAGACGTCGCTGTCGGGCAATCAGCGGTGGGACATCGAGCACGAGGACTCGAATCCCATCGCGGTTCTCAACGCGGCTGCCGGGGTAGTGCGTGGTCGGATCGGGCGCAAGCCGACCGACCTCACCATCGGTGATGCGGCCTGGGCGGTGCTGCAGAATCACCCGGCGTTGCGCAATCGTCTCGGTGCGTCGGACATCAAGCTAGTCACGGTCGAGCTATTCATCTCCCTGTTTCCGTGGCTCAAACGCGTTCACATCGGTGAGGCCGTGTACAAGTCCGGCTCGTTGAAGAAGGACGTCTGGGGCAAAAACGTTGCCCTTACGTACGTGCCGGATCATCCGGCCGAGGAAGAGCCGGCGTTCGGCTACACCTTCCGAAAGTCCGGCCGGCCGCGAACCGTCAAGTACCGCGAGGAGCGGGTCAACGGCGACGTGATCGGCGTCGAGGATATGTACGAGGTGAAGGTCGTCGGCAAGGGCGCCGGCTACCTGATTCAGGACGTCATCTCGTAGCGGCCGTGAGGCGGCCTGTAACGCTCCGCTCCGGCGGACGCCCGCAGGTCGCCTCGCGGCTCGTTTGAACGCGTTTGAACGCGTTTGAACACGATTTGAACACGGAGGGTGGATAGATGGCCGGCTACTGCACGAGCGACGACATCGCGAGGCGCATGCGACCCGACCTGTTCCTGCGGCTCACGGACGAGGACGGGGACGGCCAGCCGGACGCTGCCGTACTCGCCACGGTGATTGAGGCGTCGAGCGACCTGGTCGACGGCTACTGCCAGAAACGATACGCCGTTCCGTTCAGCCCGGTTCCCCCCGTCGTCCAGCGCTTGACGGTCGACCTGGCTATCTACGAGCTCTACGCGCGACGCGGCATCGACGAGGATTCGGCGGACAAGGCTGTCGTCGACCAGCGCAAGGCGGCCATCGAGTTTTTCATGGGCGTTGGTGCCGGACGTTTGGCGATCGGCACCGGCTCCGTCGAGCCTCACAACCCGCCGTCTTCCGTCCGTGTCCATTCTCGGCCGCAGGTGTTCACCGAAGAGCTGATGGGGAAGTTCTAGGATGGCTGGCTTCAAGGTCGATACGGGCGCGTACCTGGTCGGAGAATGGTCCGACTTCGACGCGGCCGTGCATCGACTGAGCAAGCTCGATTTCCGAGGCCTCCACGAAGATCTCGGGGAGACACTGCTCGAAGCAACCGAGCGGCACTTTCGTGAGGAGACCGGACCCGACGGGCCCTGGGAACGCTCGGCCGCAGCGGCCGGTCGCGACCGTACGAAGAGTGGGCGCAAGCGCAAGCATGGCGGCAAGACCCTGCAGGCGACGAGTCGGCTCAAGCAGTCCATCAACTACGACGCCGAAGCGGACCACGTCGAGGTCGGCTCCAACGTTGTCTATGCCGCCATCCATCAATTCGGCGGGAAGACAGGCCGCGGACACGCGGTCGAGCTCCCCGCTCGTCCCTACCTTTATATAGAAGGTGATTCCGAGCTCGAGCAGGATCTCCATGATGTCGTTCACGAGCGGCTGCGGGAGGTGATGGGATGATCGCCGCCTGCACCCAACGCATCAAGGAGCTTCTGCTCGCGTCCGGAGTACCCGAACGCGCCATCGGACTCGACGCGACTGCCGAAAGCCGACACGTCGTCTTGCCGTCCGCCGTCATCTGCGCGGGCATTGACAAGGTGACGCCGTCAGGGCGTCTGGTTTCCTCTGAGCTCGACGCCGAAGCCGGCGTGCGGCGTTACGTCACGAAGCGGTCCGAGCGTGACCTGGCCTTTGGGTTGATTGTCCACCACAAAACCCAGGCGGCAGCCGAGACGATCACGACCGCGGTTCTCCATGGACTGCTGGACGGTTTCGAGCACGAGGGCCAGCCCATCGGCTGCCACACCTCAAGTACCGACTGGCTCAAAGAGAGAAGCGTGTCGAGCGACTACCGCAAAGCGGTCGTGGCCTTCACGTTCGAGGGCGGCATCTATCGCACTCGCGAGGTGCCCGTACTGCAGGACCTCCGAACGGAGGGAGAGAGGCTGACATGAGCGACAAGAAGGCTTCGGCGCCCAAGGCGCCCGACAAGAAGGCCGCCGCGCTCGAGCCCACCATTGAGGAGCACGCCAGCTCTCTCCAGGTGGAGCCGGGCATCCTCGCCGCGCTCAAGCGGGCGAACAACTTGGGCGCCGGCAAGCGCATGGCGCGGGCAGAGTTCGACACTCTCGTCCGGGGCGTCCTCGACGGGCCGCTCAATCAGCGTCGGCCGAGCAAAGGGGGTAAGTGATGCCGCTGCCTGATTTCACAAACGTGATTCGTTCGAACGGCCTCGGTATCAACGGCGACTCGTTCGAGAACGTCCTCGCCGTCATCGGCTGCTGCTCGCTCGGCACGGCAGGCGACATCGTCGCCTTGTCCGATCTCGAAGAGGTGGCCGGAGCGCTGGGCACTGGCCCGCTCGCGGACTTCGTGGCGGACGCCCTCGGCGCCCGCGCGCCGCTGGTGCTCGCCTGTCGCGCCGAGTCCGTGACCGGTGCCAACGGCGAAGTCACCGAAGAAAAGACCGGAGACGGCACCGTAACGCCGAGCGGCGTTCCGCTCGACGATTACGATGTCGTCATCGAGATACTGAGCGACGGTGTCCTCAACGCGGCGACCTTCCGCTACTCACTGGACGGTGGCGACACTTGGTCGGACGCGCAGACGGTGCCGACCGACGGCGTCTACGAGATTCCGAACACGGGGATCACCGTGACCTTCGCGTGTACGGAGGGCTTCGACGACGGCGACCAATTCGAGTGGGCCGCGGCCGACACCGGCATGACCCTCGCTACGATGAACGCGGCCATCGAGGCGCTGCGCGCTTCGTCTCAGCGCTTCTCGCTGCTCGGGGTGGCCGGCGAGTCGCTGTCCCCCGCCTGGACGGCGCTGGACGGCAAGGCCGAGTTGTTCGCGGGAGACCACAAGTTCTTGCGCGTGATCTGTGAGGGGCCTGCAGCCAACGAGGACGAGACGGTCGCCGAGTGGGTGGACATGTGCCTCGAGGACGCCGACGGTTTCGCGTCGAACCGCGTCGGTCCGGTCGCGGCTCGCGGGCTCATCATCGACCAGCTCACAGGGGCGCAGGTCGAGCGCAACCTCGCCGGCATCTACGCCGGTCGGCTGTGCGCGTTGTCGTCCGTCCATACGTCCCCGGCCGAGGTGGCCCAGGGCTCCGTGTCGAACATCGTCGAGCTCCGCCCGGCGGGTCTGACCGAGGCTCAGATCACCCAGCTCGACGCAGCTCGGTACGTCACGTTCCGGACGATCTCCGACCTCGACGGGTACTACGTAACGAACGGCCGCCTCATGGCCGCCACAACGAGCGACTTCCAGTACATCGAGCTCGGCCGCGTCATGGACAAGGCGGCGAGGCTCAGCCGTATTGCGGGGCTGCAGCTGCTGCAGGGTGACGCCGACGACCGCGGCCAGGCCGCGCTCAAGAACGTCATGAAGGGGCCCCTCCGACGGATGCGTCAGACCGGAGAAATCACCGACTTCGAGGTCGTGATCCCCGCCGGGCAGGACGTGCTCGCGAGCGGTCGACTGTCGACCAAGGTGCGTATCCAACCGGTCGGCAAGCTGCGTTGGATCGAAAACGACATCGGGTTCTACAACCCGTACAGCGGATGAGGAGGGCGTCGTGATCAACGGACGCGTCTACGATTTTCAGGCGATGGGTGTGAGCTTGTTCGGCGGTCTTCTCCAGGAGGACCTGACCGCCATAGACTACAGCGATCAGCAGACCAAGGAACACGCCCACGCCATCTCCAGCGCTGCCGCTCGTGGCATCGGTCGAGGGCGATACACAGCCTCCGGGCAGCTCAAGATGCTCCGCGAAGGCTTCGAGGATCTGTTGCGCGCGATCAGCGCGGCCGACGGCGGATCCAAAACTCTCTACGGCATCCAGTTCGAGGCCACCGTGTCCTACGGCGACGACGAGGCAGCTCTCGTTACGGACGAGCTCCCGCTGTGTGAGTTCACGAAGATCGCGTCGGGCGCGAAGGAAGGGGACACCAAGAACGAGGTGACCCTCGATTTCATCATCATCGACCCCATCGTCTACAACGGCGTGTCCGCGGTGTAAGCGCGGAGCTCAGGAGAATCCCCCATGGACAAGACCAACCCAGACACGACGACGCAGGCATCCTCGAGGACGGCGACGATCGACCCCTACGAGAGCGATATCAAGCGGCGCCTGGACGCGGGCGAGAAGCTGGTCCATGCAACCGGCCATGACCTCGACACGGACCAGAACTACGACATGGTCTACGTCCGGCCGTCTGCCAATCACCTCGCTCGCTACATGCAGATGTCGCAGAGCCAGAACGCGTTCGCCGCGGGGAAGAGGTTGTGCTTGGACCTTACGGTCAAGCCGACCAAACAAGAGCTGCGACGGCAGTTCGAGCGCGAGCCCGGCCTCGTCGTGAGCCTGACCGGCGACATGCTTCAGTCCGTAGGCGGGGGCATCAATTTCGAGCGAGCAGCCTTGTAGACGAGGAGCTGGGGCGGCTGCGAGAGGACTACTTCGCCCAGCTCCAGCTTCTCGTCGCCGTGGAGTTCGGACGCCCGTTGGCTGAGGTCGAGGGCCTGGAGTTCACGGAGCTCGCCAGCCTAGCTGCGCGAGCGCATTGGCTCGAGGAGCGTCGGGTGTCCGTCATTGAGGCTGCGATCCGCAGGGTACTGAGAGGGTAGCGTCGTGTTCGGAGGCATGTTCAAAGCTGGTTTGATGCTGTCGTTGGCGGACCGGATCTCGGGGCCCATGCAGCGCGTGATCGGCAACATGTCCAAGATGCAGGCCGCCACGGACAGGCAGAACAAGCGGCTTGTGACGATGGGCACGCGCATGTCCAAGGTTGGCGGCGGCATGACGAAGTTCGGTGCCGTCGGGACCGTGGCATTCGGTGCCGCTCTCCGCCCCGTCATGACGATCGAAGACGAACTCGCGAAGGTGCAGACCGTCGCGGCGGGGACCCTGGGATCCGTTGAGGCCGACGTCAACGCTGTCAAAGAGGCAGGATTCGCATGGGGGCGCCAGCACAAACAAGGTGCGGCGCAGTTTATCGCGACCAGCTACGACATGATTTCTGCGGGATTGGACACGCGAGCCGCCATCGAGGCGACGCAGACGTCTATGACCGTAGCGACCGCGACCATCGGCAAGAACCGGGAGTCGGCGCAACTGCTATCCAGCGTCTACCTCAACATGGGCGACCGCATGGCGCCGGTCGCTGACGAGATGGGACGCATTGGCGACCAGATTACGAAGACGCAACAGCTCTTCAAATTCGCGGATCTGGGACAGCTCGCCGAGGGCCTGAAGTACGGGGTGCCCGCCGCGAAGGTCGCCAACCTGTCGTTGGACCAGCTGCTCGTGGCTGTCGGCCAGCTCAACAACGCGGGGCTCGAGGGAGGCCAAGCCGGCACGGCATTCGCTGCGTCGCTCCGGCAAATGGACAAGGCCGCGGGTGCGCTGGGATTCACCGTCGTACGCACGTCGGACGGTTCACTCGACCTGGTCGCCACACTCGACAATCTGAAAGGCACAGTCGGTTCGTTTGCGTCGATGTCCGCCGAGACTCGCATGGCGCTCCAGACCGCGTTCGGCGATGAAGGGCTGCGGGCAATATCGGCGATGGTCGACAAGACGGGCGAGATGCGAACGCAACTCGACCAGGTCGCTCAGTCTGCCGGGGCGGCAGCCAAGGCACAGGCCATCATCGAAGGGCGCGGCAGCGGGCGACTCCATGTCCTGAAGAACAAGGCAATTGAGATGCTGTATCGGGTCGGCCTCAAGGCGCTGCCGATCCTCGAGCGCTTGCTGCCTGTCATCGAGAAGGTAGCCGACAGTGTGCTGGGGTTCGTGGAGGCCAACCCAGGCCTTGCCGAAATGGCCGTCAAGATAGGCCTCATCGGGTCGATGGCGAACCTCGTGCTGGGGCCCATCCTCAGCTTGGGTGGCGGCATCATGCAGCTCGTCGGCAAGACGGGCCTTCTGTCCAAGGGCATGGGTCTGTTCGGTCTCCGTGGGGCCGCGGGCGCAGGACAAGCCGCAGCTGGCGTTGGCAAGGTGTCAACTGCCGCCACCGCCGCTGGCGGTCGCATGGCCGCAGCTTTCGGCAGAGTTGGTGGAGGCCTGAAGACTCTCGCCGGCACCCTCGCCGGCAAAGTTGCCTTGGCCGTCGGAATGTTCATCACCGCGTCTCGCGTGTTGGGTCCGATAGGCCGGCGTCTGATTGGTAACGCCGACATCAGCGCCAGCACCAACCGGGCGCAGGAATTGGAGGCCCGAGCGGCGTCATCGCTAGGTCGCAAACAGGTAAGCCACGAGGACAAGCTGCGGGCCCAAGAGATGATGGAGCGCGGCGCCTACCTCCGAGCCCGCTCTCTCGATATCGCCCACGACGTGCGGCACGGCAGCGGCTTCGGCGGAGACATCAACGGCGAGATGTACGGAGGGGTGCTTGGCGGCGGTGCGCCGGCCAAAGCACCCAGGCAAATGTACGTTGGCGGGCGGGGTGCGGTCGACGTCGTGCGTCCTCCGGGGGGGAGACCCGCGGGGCTTCAGTCCGCGGGAGCTGCCGGCGAAACTCTGCGGGTCCAGGACAAAGACTCCCGTGACATCCAACAGCGGATGGTCACGCTCCTTGAGGAGATGGCTCGCCAGAATCCGGAAATCACAGTGAACGTCGAGCAGACGGGTGCAACGGACGGGTCCTTCGTCGGCCAAGCCGCCCGGGCGGGAGCGACACCGTAATGGGTACGTCGTTCGAGACCATCTCCAGTGCTGGCGCGATCCGTCTCGGGGGCATCGATCTGCCAGGTCACGAGCAGGCCATCCGTGTCGAGGGTACGGTCTTCCGTCGCAACAACAACGTTCCCGGCCGCTCGGGAGCGTACCGGCAGCCTTTGGGATACGAAGATGCGACCGTGGCGTTGCGCCTTCTGTTTCTGGACAACGAAGCGGGCCGCACGGAACTGACGCAACTCTATCAGATGGAGTCGCTGTTCAAGGCCGTCGACAGCTCCGCGAAACCCGAAGTTGTTCGCCTCGTCAACGCCCATACCGCAGCGCGCGGGATAGTCCACGTCGTGTGGAGCCGCCTGTCGAGCCGAGAGAGCGTCGACCGTGGGGGCATAGAGGCCACCATCGAGTTGCTGCAGCACCGACCCGAAATCATCGAAAAGGAACTCGCGGCGATCCGGGCCAAGAAGTGGCTCCAGGAAAAGACCGACGAGTTGGCCAGCGAGACGGCGACGTTCCTCACGAACTTCGCGGGCGGCCACTATGTGGGCCCCGCGGTCCAAGGTGTGGCGGACAGCGTGACGGGGTCTGCTGCGTGGCAGCAGCTGTCCAGTGGTTGGCAGTACGCTTCCGCCGACATCAGCGGCGGGGAGTCGGGCACGTGGAAGACGAGTCAGTTGGAGGCGGACTACAACCTGCAGTACGCGGAACAGCAGCGAGCGGAGCAGCGGCGCGCGCAGGAGCAAGCAGTCTCAGACAGCGCGCGAGTGCGAGCGGAGCGCCGCGCAGAAGATGCCGAAAAATGGCGTAAACAGAGAATGGAAAATCTGCTGCTTCGGTGACTGAGGACACGCAAGGGACGGGAGCACTATGAGCGAGTTGTTGCGACACACCCCAGACTGGGACGTGAAAATCGGCGATTGGTCCGTGGACCGACTGCTCGAGTTGCGCCTTGTGTCGGGTCGTTCGCAACCGCTGGCCTCGTGCACGTTGGCCATCGACAACACCGACGGGCGTACGGGGTCTGTGGACCCTGGGACGCTCATCGCCGTCGGTCTCGGAGACCGAACCACGGCCCTGCGGCCGGTGTTCGCCGGGCAGATTGATCGGTCGAGTCCGTCTCATCGCCTCGAGCTCGAGGCGCGCGACCAGATGCTCCAGCTACACCGACTCACCGTGACCCGCCAATGGCTCCGAGTCACTCCTCAAGAGGTCGCTCGACAGCTCGTTCGCGAGGCGGGAGTCCAGGCGACGATCTATGGTGGCGAACTTCCCCGCAGGCACGCCGTTGTGTCAGCGGGCCGGACCGCGCTGCAGGTGCTGCAGGACATGGCCGCCACGTGGGGACTCGACTGGGACCTCTACTGCGACGGGATGGGCGCCATTTGGTGGGGCCCGTGGGACGAGTCGCCCAGAGCCCGTCAGTCGATTGAGGCTGGCCCGGTGACCTATCGCTACGGCGAGGACCTCCTGGAGCTCGAGCCGGCCGAAGACGGCGAGCGCGGCCGGGCGAGATGCAAACTGTCTCCGGAGATTGAGCACTCGACGGTCTGCTTGCTCGCGGACTCGCGCTACTGGCAGCGTCGAATGCTCGCGCGGATCGAACAGGTGCGCCATTACGTCGGTGAGGCGGGGTCGCACACCGAGTTCTATTGGAGCCCATTGATATGAAGATGAGCGAACGCGACCGACAGGCCTTCGAGGCTCTCGTCCGGCGCTTGGCGCCGACGCCACTGCCGACGGTATTGGCTCGGGTAGTGGAGAGCCCTCCTACCTCGGCCGGCACGGCCGACGCGCTCCGGCCGCGCTACGTCGTGGCTGTTCAGGTGCTCGGGCCCGACGGCTCGGACGATCTCGAGTGGCCCGTGCTGCACGAGGTGCCGGTCTCCCACTTGTGGGCTGGTCAGGGCACGGGCGTGTGGGCTCTGCCGGCGGAGGGGAGCATCGTCCGTCTCGACTGGGACTACGGGGACGCCTGCCGCCCCTGCGTGGTCGGGATCGTGCAGGACGGTCAGGACGTCCCCGAGCATGCCCAGGGGGAGCTCATCGTGACCCAGGGTGGCCAGGTCCGCTTGCGAATCCTGTCTGACGGAACGGTCGAGCTGGGCGGAGGTGTCCAGCTGCCGAGTGGTGTCGTTCGGCAGTGCGACGTGTGTGCGCTTACGGGCGTTGGCCACGCCGCCGCAAGCCAGGAGGTCAAGGCGCGATGACGTCGGCGGAGTACATGGCCGAGGTCGCCCTTGCGGCGCTCCCCGAACAGGCCGCGAGTGAGGGCGTCGAGATCGATTTGGACAACGCTCCGATGTCGAGGGCCTTGCTCAAATCCATCATGATCGGAGTCTACGCAGGGATGCAGCTTCTCGATGACATCACGGGCCAGCCGCCCAGCGTGGGGCACCGATGACAGCTCATCTCGGAACCGACATAGCCCTGTCAGAGGCCGGTGACGTCGTCGTCTCGGCGTCCGGCGACGTGCAGCTCGTCACGGGTCGGGCTTGTCTGGCCCAGGACCTGGCGTTGCGATTGGGGACACCTCGCGGCGGCTTGCTCGACCACCTGGCGTATGGCTGTGACGCCGTCACGCTGCTGCAGAGTGATGACGCCGATATCAACCGATTGGACCTGCAGCTGCAGCTCGAGGAGTCCTGTCGGGCGGACCCACGCGTCGACCGCGCCTCCGCGACGGTTGAGACCTGGGGACGCGATAGTGTCCGCGTCCGACTGTCTGTATGGCCGCTCGACGACGACGACAACCCGCTGAATCTCGTCATCGGATATGGCGTGGACGGCGTCACCACGGAGGTGCTGTATGGCTGAGCCCAACTGGCGAGCGCTCGTCGGAGCACGGACGCACACAGAGCTCGTGGAGCGGGCTCTGACTGAACTCGCGGACAGTGGCACGGCCATAACCAACCTCAACGTCGGAGGGCTGTGGCGCACGCTCACGGAGTTCGCCATGCGCCCACTAGCTTGGGTCTGGGACGACCTGGCGACTTTGCTCCGCAACGGCTATCGCCGCTATGCGGACGCCCCGTATATCGACCTCGCGATGGACGACCTCGGCCTCGAGCGGCTCGAGGAGCTCGCGACCGTTGGACAACTCCGGTTCGTGCGGACGGCCGGCGGCTCAGGGAACGTCGTAATTCCAGCTGACGTCGTGGCTGCGACGCAAGTGAGCGCCAGCGGAGAAGTGCTCAGGTACTTGGTTACCACGCAGACCGTCCTCGTCGACGGCGATGACTGTGTGCTCGTGCCGATAGAGGCGGAGACGGTCGGAGCGGCCTACAACGTATCTGCCGGCCTGATCACGGAGTTGTCGACGCCCATCGTGGGGATCGGCAGCGTCACAAACGACGAGGATTGGATCACGACAGAAGGACGAGACGAGGAAGACACCGAAGCGTACCGAGCTCGCGGGGACAACCGCTGGCCTCAGCTGAGCCGCGGAGCGACAGCGGACGCCTACAAAGGATGGGCCCTTGATGCGGGTGCTGTGTCGGCATCCGTCGACGACCTCCACCCTCGCGGTCCCGGCACGGTAGACGTCGTGATCACGGGGCCAGACGGCATGCCATCGTCGGCGCTGCTAGCGGCCGTCCAGGCCTACATTGACGACGGCCGAGCGCCCCAGTGCGTAGATGTCCTCGTCAGAGCTCCGAGCGCGCTGTCTATCGATGTCGTCCTTGCCATCGTCGCCCACCCCGACACGGACGACGCTCGCGTCGAGGCCATGGAGACCGAGGGGGCCGCGCGTGTCGTGGCGTTCTTCGACGGCGCCGAGGCTGGCGAGCTCGCCGACGATGAGTCGGCCGTGACGGGCCTGGGTTCAGGCGACGACTTTGCCCTCGGCCGACTGCTCGGCCTGGTCGCGAAGATGCGCGACTTGTATGACGTCGAGGCGCCGGACGGCCAGGCGTCGGTCAGCGTGGCTGCGGACGAGCTCGCCGTGCTTGGCGGCGTGACAGTCAGTGTCACGCGGGCGGGAGCGCGCTAATGAGTACGCTCGCCGATGCCATGTGGGCCCTGCTCCCGGCGCCCCTGCGTCGCTCGCGCGGGGAACTCTGGCGCTGGGTGGAAGTACTCGCTGCCGCGTATGGCGAGGCGTTCGATGCTATCGCCGCCCCGGCGCGCAATCGGCACCCGATCTCGTGTGCAGATGGTGTCCTGCCCATCCTGGGTGAAGATCGAGAGCTGCCTCAGTTGCCGGGCGAGTCGCTCGACGAGTGGCGGCTTCGGTTGCGACAGGCTTTCGCGTTGCACCAGGAGGGCGGCACCAACGCAGGGGTGGAGCGCGTACTGCGGGTATTCGGTTTCGAGGACCCGGCGGTGTACGAGCACCGACAGGACGCCGTCCGCTACAACGGGTCTCACAGCTTCGACGGGGAGTGGACCTACGGCGGCTGGTGGAGCTGGGCCCACTTCTCCGTGCTCCTCGAAGCCGTGGCGGGCGGCGTCTCGGCCGAGCTGCTCGCCACGGTCCGTGCGGCCATCCGCAAACACAAGGCCGGTCACGCGGTGCTCGCCGAGATCCGGCTCACGCAGCCGGCCATGGAAGACACGGTTTCTGTCGGCGATGAGCTCGAGCTTGGGGTCAGTGTCGACCTGGAGGACGACTGGGGCTGGTCGGGAGCGCGATACGACGGGGCATGGCCGTTTGACGGTCTCATGAAGTACTCGACGAGCAACGACGAGCTCGTCGTCACAGTGAGCTAGGGGGACGCGATGAACGCGACCGAGCAGATTCGAGTGCGCGGCGAGCTGGAGATCGAGGTGCGGCGCAAGGGCGTCCTGATCGAGCGCTGGGCGGGCGCCAACGTGGTGACTGAAGCCGGCAAGGACCGCATCGCTGAACGAGCCGGCGGCCTTGGCGAGCCGATCTCTCGAATCGGGATCGGCGAGGACGGGACTGCCGCCACGCCGCAGGACACAGCCTTGGTCAACAGCTACGCCCAGGATGTTGACAGCGTCGGCGCCGTCGCGGGTCAGCGCGTGCGGTTTGCGTTCGACATCGGTGCGGGCCAGGGAACTGGCACGGTGATCCGAGAGTTCGGGCTGCTGACCGCGGATGGCGTCATGTGTGCTCGCCGCGTGAGGACCAACCCCATAACCAAAGACGCGGACACGACGGTGTCCGGACAGTGGACGCTCATCCTGAGCTGACGGAGGTGGACGATGGCCAACGTGCCAGAGACAGGCCTGTGGGCGGACGGGGTCTATCAGCTTGAACCGAACGACCCGGCCGAAGGCGGCGAGGGCGGTCTGGCGAACCTGCAGGCTACGCAACTTGCAAACCGCACGAAGTGGCTCAAGGCGAACAAGGTGGAAATGCTGTCCGCCCACCCTTCAATGGCCGGACCGGACGGCGTTGTCGTCACACACAATCTGGGGTCGACCGGATACAGCGTGTCCGTCGTGGCGCTCGCTGACCCCGGTGGAGACCTGGGGGAGGTCTGGGCGACCAAGGGTGAGGATACGGTGACCATCCACAACTCGGGCGGCTACCGCGGACAGTGCGAGACCGTGCTGTACTACTCGCCCGCGGCGTTGTGAGGAGGATTCGATGAGTATCGCAGTGTTGAGCTTCAAGGCCCTGGCTGACCGCATCCTGTCCGGCATGCGAGTCGTGCCGGTGGATGACGGACAGGGCAACGTGTCCGAGATGGTCTTCGTCCCGCGATTCACGGTCCCCGCAAACTCGCTTCTGGATGAAACCTGGCCCTCGGCCGACCTGGACCTCGGCGGGTTTCTCGTCGACCGCTACTCGTGCTCCCACCCAGACGCCACGCAGAGCACGCGAGGCATCGGGACCAATCCCACGGTGGCTGCCGATTCGTCGTCGGATATCGCCGTCTCCCGTGCAGCGGTCGTACCATGGACGGATATTGCCATCGAGAACGCCGCGAAGGCCTGCGCCAACCGCAAGGTATTCGGTGGCCAGAGTTGCCACTTGCTGGCACCGCGCGAATACGCAGCCTTGGTGCTGTTGCTGTGGTTGCTGGGCGCTCCCGTCCGCGGCAATACGACCAGCGGCCGGGACGTGCGAGACGACAACGTCTGGGCAAACAACGGAGTGCCCGATCCCATCGCGCCGGGCCGTTGTCTCGTCGGCACCGGCCCGGCGAGCTGGAGCTCGACCCAGCAAGCTGCCGCGATGGCTGACCTTCTCGGCAACGTCTGGGAGATGCTGGACATGCCGGTCGAAGATACGGTCTACACCCACCGGATGGCGGCAGCTCTCGATGACGCAGCCGGCATTGTCGCCGGCGACACGTCGATCGATCTCGGCGGAGTCCAGGATCTGAGCAACTGGCCGGCCTCGAACGGGTGCATCTACATCCATCCGGAAGGGTCGAACGCCGAGGAGACCGTCGAGTACGGCACGCTGACGGACAACGGGAACGGGACCATCACGCTTTCCGGCTGCAGCCGTGGAGCAAATGGCTCGACTGCTGGCCCCCACTCCGACGACGCAGTCGTCGAGTGTCTGGTCGAGAAGTGCATCATGCCCGGTGGAGCTCGTGGAACGGTAGACAGTGGCCTAGACAACACGACCGACCCGGTGACCTTCACCCGCAAATCGGACTTGCTCCAGGGTCCGGGGGGAGGCGTTCTGACCGCCGGAGACGTCGTGGACTGCGACGGTGAGCTGCTCGAAGTGACCGGCGTCGCCGGGACGAGCATAACCGCGGCGCGTGGCTACAACGGCACGACGCCCGCCAGTCACGCTGACGGCGCGGTGTTCGCGCGCATGTCGCCGGGCGGAGCGCTGACAGGAACGGGGCTCACAACCGTACAGGGCCGCATCAGCGGCCTTTCGGACGATCCCATTCTGCAGTCGATGGCCATGCCGTCGGCGCTTGTTGAAGCCTCTGAGGAGGGTGAGCTCGGCGGCGACACGTGTCGCATCGACGGACACTGCGGTGCCATAGGTGTGTCCGTCGTCAGAGGCGGGGCATACGTCCTCGTCACCGGGGAGCGAGCCTACTCAGGATTCTGCCTCCGCACGAGCGGCCAAGGCCCATCAGTGGGGTTCCGGGCTGCCTTCACGCTAGTCGACTGCTAA